GGCAACTATACCTGTTCGGGCAGTCAAGTTACTTTTGATTTTACTCCTAGTGGTAGTTCAGTATGTAATGGTATTAAACATTTTGGGGTTGGGGTTTTAACAACAGTTTCAGATGGTGCAGTTACAAATACAAAACTTGGTGCAGATAGTGTCAATGGAAGTAAGATAGCTGACGATAGTATCTCAGATGAACATTTAGATATAACAGCAATCACAGGTCAAACAGCAATTACTTCACTAGCAGATACCGATAAGTTTTTAGTATCTGATGCAAGTGATAGTGGTAATCTTAAATATGTAGAGAAACAATATTTGCCTAGTGGTGGAATGGTTTTAGTATCTTCTGGTAATGGTACAAATGCGGGAAGTTTACAATTAGAAAATGTTTTTTCTACAACTTATACTAACTATTTATTTATTGGTACATTTACACCATCTAATAATACAGTAGATTTAAAAGGTAATTATGTTGTTAATACAACTGTTTCAAGTGATAGTGAGTACAGAAATATAGCTAGAGAAGTTTCTAGAAATTCTAGTGGTACAGCAACAGGATATGTAGGTGGTTGGGGAGCAGACCATATTAGATTTAATCATAAATCAACAAGTAATAATACTAACTTTGGTCAAAATATTAGAATAAATTTTTTTAATCCAATGGCTAGTTCATCAACTAACACTCCAGGTGATGCTCACCTTCAATATGATGCTTCATTGTATAGTAATGCGTCAGATACAGCGAGGTCAGTTGGTTTTGTAAATTATCAAACAAGTGCTGATTACAATGGTTTTAGATTTATTTATTCAAGTGGAGATATAGCATTTTACAATTATTCATTATTTGGAATTACAGGAAGTTAATTATGGTATTATATAAAGCAACTAAAAATGGCAAAGTAAAAATGACAGCAGATGAAGAAGCTAGTCTAAGAGCCGAATGGAAAACATGGGAAGATAAATCATCTGAAAGAAAACTTGCACAGATAAAAGAAATCAGATTACAAAAACTAATTGAAACAGATTACCTTGCTAACTCTGATGTAACAATGCCAGACAATATAAAAACTTGGCGTCAATCTTTACGAGACATTCCGTCTAATCATACTGATGAAGATGCTTATGATTTATTATTAGCAAGAGATAGTGACGGACAATTAACACATTCAATTTGGAGTAAACCATAATGGCACAGACACTTATAAATAATTTATCTTATTCAACACTAGATGCGACTAAGCTATCTGGAAATTTGCCTGCAATAAGTGGTGCTAGTTTAACTGGGATTAGTGGTGGTATCTCACAATACCAACAATGGAGATTAACAAGTGCTTTAAATTCTAATGCAAGTGACGCAGACATATCATCTAATTTAGAAATTGTTGATACAAATTCACCACAAACTCTTGGTGGTAATATGACTCAATCTGGGGGTGTTTTTACTTTTCCAAGTACAGGTGTTTATTTAATAACTTTTCAAGGACAAGCATATCAACCAAGTGGAGATGATGACAGAGGTGTAAAATTTAAAATTAAAACTACAACTAATAATGGTACATTTACGATTGCGGCACAAATGTATCAAGTTATGTCGTGGACAAATAACAATAATCAACCATACGCTTCGGCAACAATCTCATGCATATTTGATGTTACTGATACATCAACACATAAAGTTTTATTTGGTTGGGGATCAAGTCAAGGTACAACTATTTATTTACGAGGAGATACAAGTGAAACAAATACAAATTTTCAATTTATGAAATTAGGAGACACATGATTAATCATTGTTGCGAAGATGGAAAGTGTATTTGTGGTAAATGACTACACTAGATATAAACTCAAAAAACCTAGTTATAATTTTAGGATTAATAGGTGGATTAATAGGTAACGTCTTTTTTGTAGGAAAACTTTTTAATGAGTTTGAGTTACTAAAAGATGATGTTGTTACAGTACAAGAAAATCAAAACGTCATTCAACTTAAACAGGAATTACTAGAACTTAAATATAAAATTAAATCTTTACGTTTAGAGATTGATGGAGATTACAGAGAATAATGTTTAAAATATTTGCCATGATTTGTATGCTTAATGTAGGAGAGTTAGATCAAACACTATGTTTTAAAAGTGAAGTACCTTTAAGTTTTGACGATAATATAGAATGTAATTTAACAAAAAACAATTTAGCTGATTATCTTGATGCTGATTTAAAAGAAAGAAAATTAACAGTCATATTTCAATGTGGCTCACATATAGGTAATACAAATGTCTAATTGGGAAAAAGAAATTGCAGAATTAAAAACTGATGTCAAATATATTAGAGAAGACGTTAATATCATGCAGAAACAAATTCGTGATATTAATAAAGTATCTAATATGGGTATCGGAGGATTAAAAGTAGCTTTGTTCATCGGAGGTATTTTAGGAGCAATCTATACGTTCTTTAGATTGATGGAATAAATGAAAATATTGTGTATTTCAGATACACATTATCCTTACGCACATCCAGATCATTTAGAATTTTTAAAGGCTATAAAGTCTAAATATAAATTTGGAGCAAAGGATAAATATGTGCATCTAGGCGATGAGTGTGATTACTCTGCATTGAGCTTTCACGATTCAGACCCAGACCTACCAAACAGCACCAAAGAATTAGATTTAGCAAAAGAAGATATACATAAATTAGAAAAAGTATTTCCTAAACTAGATTTGTTAAATTCTAATCATGGTTCAATGGTTTATCGTAAACGTAAGTTTCATGGTTTTCCGCAACAAGTATTAAAAGACTATGCGGATATACTAGACGTTAATAAAAAAAATTGGAAATGGCATGACAGCCTTATTGTAAAAGATAAATTTGGCAGTTATTACTTTACCCATAATATGAACGCTGATTGTTTAAAGTCAGCACAGGCACTTAATTATGAGGGATATGTGCAATCACATTATCATTCTCGTTTTGAGTGTAAGTTTTTTAGTTCTCCCGAAGCTCTTCGGTGGGGAGCTACAATAGGATGTTTGATAGACAAAGACTCTCTGGCTTTTGCGTATTCTCGAGTAAACATTAAAAGACCTGTTCTTGGTTGCATGGTTATCATTGATGGTGTTCCACATTTAGAACCCATGATACTACGCAAGGGTAACAGGTGGGTAGGTAAACTATGAAAACAAAAGACCCATTAGTACAACGAGTATTAGATAGAATGGCAGACAGATCGGAGTCTGGTATCAAAAAGTTTGGTGTCACAATGGAAGATGCTGAACAAACTTTAGAACATTGGATAACAAACACGCAAGAAGAGTTAGCTGATAGTATTTTGTATCTCGAAAAACTTAAAGAAGAAATTAGAAAAAAAGAAACGTTATGGAATTTGAAACACTACGAGAAGAAATAAAAGAACATGAAGGATATAGGAATAAAGTTTACAAAGATACTTTGGGAAAACGTACCATTGGATATGGTCATTTGTGTAGAGATGATGAAAAATGGGAAGACGATAAACAATACGATCATCGACACTTGGAAAAAACTTTTGAATATGATTTTTCTATTGCCTATCGTGGTGCTAAGTCTTTGCACGATAATTTTGCAGAGTTGCCTAAACCTGTTCAAGAAGTATTTATAGAAGCGTGTTTTGTTATTGGTACAACAGGCTTTAGTAAATTTAAAAAGACATTAGAGCTAATTAACAATAAACAATATACCGAAGCATCCGAAGAAATTAAAAATTCAAAGTGGTATAGTCAAGTACCGCAAAGAGTAGAAATGCTTTCTAAGAAATTACAAGATGTTTAAAGTAATGTTTATCGTGTTGTTTGCAACGTTAGTCACAATACAATTAGCGAATTTATTTATTTATTACGAACAAGTAGGTGGAAACATATGTTAACTAAATTATTAGGTGGGGATATTGTAAAAAATGTTGGTGGAATAATAGACTCTTTACATACCTCACAAGAAGAAAAAGATAATGCTAAAATTAAATTAAAAGAAATTGAAGCACAAATAAATAAAGCACAATCAGATATTAACTTGGCTGATGCACAAAGCAAAGCAAGTGGTATTTCTGGAATGTTACAAAGATCATGGAGACCATTAATAGGTATGTCATGTGCGTTGGCAATATTTTGGGAATATGTATTTAAACAATTCTTATTGTTTTTTATTGCAACTTTTCAAGTTGAGACTGCTCCATTACCAGAGTTAGACATGGGTACTTTGATGCCTCTTGTTATGGCTCTTTTAGGTATGGGAGCATTACGTTCATACGATAAGACTAAAGGTCTTACTAAATAAAGGAGGTAATATGAAATTATTACAAGACTTATGGGAACACTTAAAAGAGTGGTCTGATTGGTCAATGAAAGATTGGATTAAAGCAGGAATTGTTGCGATAATCGTAATCGTAGTAATTGGAGCAATTTAATTAATGGCAGACTCAAGATTAAAAAGGGCGGGGGTAAGTGGTTTTAATAAACCTAAACGTACCCCCAACCATCCTAAGAAATCACATATTGTTGTTGCTAAAGAAGGTAGCAAAATAAAAACAATTCGCTTTGGTCAGCAAGGTAAGACAGGCGATAAAACAATGACCAAAAGAGCTAAGTCATTCAAAGCAAGACATGGTAAAAATATTGCTAAAGGTAAGATGTCTGCGGCTTACTGGTCTAACAAAGTAAAATGGTAGGGGTATATGTCACTATATAAAAATATAAATAAACGTAAAAAAGCAGGAAAAAGTAGAAGTAAAAAAAACAGTACAATAAGCCCAGAGGCTTACGCTAATATGAAAGCAGGATTTCCAAAAAAGAAAAAGAAAAAGAGTAAAAAGAAAAAGTAGTGAGGTCTATTAAAGAAGACATCATTTCTTGGTCAAAAGACTTTTTAGAAATACCTAACAAACATTTAAACAATTTCCCTGTTTGTCCTTACGCAAAAAAAACAAGGCTAGACAATCACATAAACATAATAGAACACCACGACTCTAACACATACCTTGAGGCTATTACAAAAGAAGCTAATAAATTTACAGGTAAAATTTCTATCGTTGCTTGTTCTGATTTATCTATAACTGCTGATGAACTAGCCGACTATATTCATGCACTTAATTATGTGTATGTGCCAAAGAATGTATATTTAATGGCATCACACCCAGAAGATTTTGATGAAGAAATAGATTTCTTACAAGATACAACTTGGGAAAGTCATAATGATTTTATGATGGTGTTAATACAGCCATTTGATGAACTCGAAGAGGCAAGTAAGTCACTAAAAAAAATTGGCTATTACAATAATTGGGATGATGATTATTTTAATGGGACAGTAAAACAAAGACAATACTATAAACATTTGAGGAAACATGAAGATAGTTAAAGTAACTTGGCTAGACACTAATGAGAACTCTGTGGGGTCTTGGATAGAAAAAACAGACCTAGATAACTCTAAATGTTGCTCTATTGATTCACTAGGTTGGCTATATAAAGAGACAGATGATCTTGTTGTTATCCTAGCTGATAAAGATACTTACGATGAAGATGATCTATTTGGTAGATCGCAAGTTATTCCTAAAGGAGTAATTAAAGATATTAAGTATTTAGATTGATGGTGGGTGTAACAGGATTTGAACCTGTGACCTTTTCCGTGTCGAGGAAACATTCTACCAACTGAACTATACACCCTTAACTTATTATAGACCAACCTCACAACTTTTTGTACAGCTATTGTACACAACGTTTGGTTAACTTTGGTTAACTTTGGTAAAAAATTGTAAGGTTTGGTCAACTTTTGCATCGTCTGGTCACTTATAACTACATCGACACGGCTTGTCCATACCTTTTTTTTTGTTAGTTTTTAGCCACAAAATAAATGTTGTACAGCTATTGTACATTAACACCTGCCTATTACGGCAGTAGATTGATCTTCTTGCGTGTTTCTTCTGGTACTGTTGAACCATAAACACTAATCATATCTCTAGTTTTCCAACCTCCCAAATCCATTAGCTCACTATCATTAGCATTTGCATAACTAATTAAGAAAGTTGCGTAAGTATGTCTAACAGCGTGTCTTTTTTTCATTTGATCTACATTAGCCATATCAAGCATTTCTCTCCATGAATTAGTTAAACCATCTGGTTTATTTTTTTTGTGTTGTAGGTTGTTCCAAGGAAATAATTTATCGTTTCTATTATTTATTTTTTCTAACCAAGCTCTCAATGTAGAATGTATTTCTATTACTCTTCCCTCATCTTGTTTACTTTGCCATAAAAATATTTGATTCTTTTCTAAATCTATCTCTGGTCTATTATTAAAAAAGTTTTTGCCAGACCATGATACATTTAAGGCTTCCTGTAACCTAGCTCCTGTGTACAGCATAAATACAAGAAGTAACTTAGTATAAAAAAAAGCATTACTTTCTAAACATCTTTTTATTTCTTCTAATGTAAACGTATATTTAGGTCTATTCTTACCAGATAGTGTCCAAAATCTTTTAATACGCATATACTCACACCATTTATTATCATGTGCATAGTGCATAATCTTTGATACCTGTGTGATAAAGTTACGATTAACTGTTGCGTGCTTAGACGATATATCTATTTGTTTATCTCTAGGCAGAGAAGTATATTTTAAATTCGTATATTCTTTAATGTTATTGTAACACTCAATAGCTTTTTGACCAATTAACTTGTTAGTTATTTTGTTTAAATGAAAAGAGCCAAGATATTGAACTGTACGATGTAAGTTTCTCTCATCTTGTTTTGATATAGACTCATAAGGGTCATTTAATACTTCGTTTATAGCATCTTTGTATGTTTTAATTTCATAACCGCTATTCTGTCTTTTATAATCTTCAATCCATTTTTCTTTAAAATTATCCCAAAACCTTTTTGTATATGTCTTGGAAGCAAGAATATTAGTCTTTGTCCAATTTATTTCTATTGTAATGGTAGCAACTTTAAAAGTGCCTCTTATGTAGTAGTATTTTCCTCTTGGCTTTTCCGTAAGCATAGTTTCATTACCTTTCCTAAATCTTCTTGTGTGAAGATTTGTTTATTTCTAATAAAACGATGCAAGGACTCTTCGTTTGGATTTTTCAAACGCATTTCGCCCAACCATCTTTTACATGATCTTTTTGACATTTTCAACTTTATTGCTAAATCTTCATCCGTGTAAAACTCCATTAGTATTTCCCCATTATTATATCTTGATTTTCCTCTTCATTTTTTGCTTCTTCACTAATTTTTCTTCTAAATTCATCTAATTCTTTGCGTTCTTCTTCCGTAGTAATACGTTTAGGATGAAATAAAGCGGAGTTCTCTGGTAATCTTTTCTTTGCTAATTTCTCTTCTATCTCTTTATATTTCTCTTCATCTTTGCGTTGGTGTCCTAAATACAGCATATTACATAATTCATTCGTAGCTAATAAAACATCTTGATAGTCTATAAAAACAACACACCATTGAATAATTTTACGATCATCGTGCAAAACACTAACTCTTTTATTAAAATGATGTACTGTATTGTTATAGGCTTTAGATAAATATTCTTCCATTTTAGGTTTACCTAATATTCTAATACTTCCGTCTCCAAATTCTAATTCCCACAATGGTTTTTCAAATAAACCCGACTTAGGATTATTACCGCCTTCTTCTAATTGTGTTATCTTACTAATTTCTTTACTCACTTATGATCTCCATTTCGCTAATAGGTATTACCCTTAACGCTGTATTATTCTTAGCGATCATACTTTGACACTTCATGGCATTTTCTTTTGATATTTTATAGGTGTGGGGATAGCGTTTATTTCCGTACTTATCTTTGTCTAGTATTTCTACTAATACCCCTTTGTCCGTAAAATTTCTTTCAGCAATTCCAACACTCCCACCATTCTTCCACATAGCAGATTTTATAATTACTTTGTTCATGTTTGATACCTACTCATTTTCATTTCATGTCGCTTATTTACTTCGTCTGTTTGTTCTAAATCATCTAGCTTTTGTTTAGTGATGTAACGAACTTGTGAAATTAAAAACTTCTTATGTATTTTTTTTTTAGTTTTTGTATGTTCAGTAAATTTTTTTTGATTTGCTATAAGCTCTTTTGCTGTAGTTGTATTATGTCCATTGTTTTTTAAACTTTCAAAAATTTGACTTTTAAGGGTAGCCTCTGTGTCTTTTAATGAATCATAAGCTACTTTGTTTTCTGCCCATTCTTCTCCTAGCTTTAATGTATCGTTCATCATTGCAACAGGGTCAAATATGTTACGTTTTTTAAATCTATAAACTTCATCACTCATAAATATTCACTTTCTAATTTATCTGCTATATTTCTAAGATTGATGACTCTGGCTTTAATGTTGTATTCTTTATCGGAATGACATTTATCGTGACAGCTTCGGCATAAACAAATTAAATTTTCGATGTAATTTTTTTGATTATTTTTACTCCCCCCCATTCCACGACTAGATAGGTGGTGTACGTCAGCACCCCATTCGCCACATATTGCACATTGTTCAGTTTGTGCTAATGTTAATTCATCCCACCAAAATTGTCTGTAAACGTCTATATGGTTTTTCACTTGTAAAGTTTATCTCCAATACCCCAAATCATAACAGCGATAAAAATTAATGCTGCTAATTGTAAACCCTCTAAAAAAATCTCAATCATTTTTTGTTAATCATTTTATTTAAAGTTTCATTTGTTTCTGGGGTAACTTTTCCCAAATGATGCAAAACGTTAGAATGAGTTTTATTAATGGAATCAGCTATTTGATAAACTGATTTGTTAAGAACTTTATAAGCAATATTGATATATTCTTTTCTGGCCTTAACAAACTCTGTGCTTTTGTTAATTCCTTCAAGATTTTTAATTTTTATTCCATATTTTTCACAAACTAAAAATTTTAATTTTTTCATGCTTGATATTTTTTCTATATGAAGAGGTTGAGACTCCTTAAAAATAGGATTTTCACATATCTTTTTTAAAATCCTAACCTCTTCCTGTGTAAGTTTTTCTTCCATTAAAAATCTGGTATTTCTTCTTCTTTAGTTACTGATTGTGTATCTGACTTAGGTTTCCAAGTGTTTACTTCCGTGTACCACTTGCCTTCTTTACCAACTTTTACATCAATATTTATCCAATCTTCATCTTTGTTTTGTAATTGCTCTTTGTACCATTGTGTAAATTCATCTTTTTTAATTGATATTTTAAATTTAACAAAATCTACGTTAGATTCTTTTGCAAATAATCCTTTAGCGAATTTTTCTTCCATGTTATCTCCTTAACTTGCTAAGTTTCCGTCATCATCATCACTGGCTAATCCGTATAATGATTGTAATCCATATCTCTTCGCATAACTCACAGAACTTCCCATCTTCTGCGGATTTTCTTTATCATCGCCTTTAACTAAAACAGGCACACGACAAGAAAATTCTTTTTTATCAATATTGTGACGCATGGTTGTTGTTACATAAATATCTTTTGTAACGTCTTCCCACTTTTTTACTGTTTGATTTCCCTCTTTATCAAACTGTGTTGCTTCTTTTTTTACTATCATGTTTTGATAATCAACTGATTGCGTAAATGATAAACCAAACTTAGTTCCATAATTAACAGCATTAATGACACTTGTAAGATCAGAGTATTTACTTTTAAAATGTGGGTTAACTGATTCTTTAATTGCCTTAACATTCATTTCTTGAAACTTTGTCAGTGCTTCTTTTATTGTTTGTATTTCTTCTGGTTTATCTTTCATTTCTTTTTTCTCATCCTTTTCTTTAGTTCTTTATCTTTTTCAAAAGCAGATAAATAAATCTTAAATTGTTTAAATGCTTCTTTTAGATCAGTTTTGTTAAACTCTCTAATCTCATATTCAGAGTTATCTTTTGGAAAACGAGCTACTAAGAATTGATCTATCTCTATCTTGTCATTTTCTTTAACAAGCTGTGCATATGCTGAACCTTGTAAAAGATTATCAACATACACATTAGAAGATGACTTAAAATCAATCAGAATATGTTTTCCATTTTTTTTGACGAGCAAATCTGGTGTGCCTCCGTATTTATATTTACGAGAGGTGTAATGTTTTTCTGTCCAAATAATTTTGGTATTAGACATTAAATTCTTTCCACCATTTCATAAAACCATTAAAACAACTTTGTACTTCGGGGTCATCCGATAATGTAAATTCTTTTTTATTAATTATACATTCTGCGTGATCGTGAAACGTAGTTCCTATATCTTGAACTCGTTTCATTTCTTCCCAATATTTAATACCACTTAATCCTAGTTTATTTGACCATCCAGTTATTGCCCCGCTATCTTTAAAACGAGATATGATAGTCGTTACACTAGGTATTTTTTTATCATCAAGTTTATAAGGTTTAGTTGGCATTGTCTGTTTCTATCAACTCTTCATTTTCTGCTTGTTCTAATTCCCATTCTTTTTTAGGTTGTCTTTGTTCTACCAATGGGCTTGGTAATGGGTAAACTTCCCAACCATATCTTTCTGTTAATATTTTTCCTATCTTGTCCATGTCTGCCTTTCTGGAACAAGAGGGTAGGAAAAACTATTACGGAGGAAACCTACCCTCTCTGTGCCATGTATCATCGACTACAAGAAATTATCCGAATGACAAATCTTGCAATTATTGACCATTTCTAGCCAATACAGGACAAAATATAGATTGAAATTAGTTTGTCAAGTTATTTTGACAATGTAAAGTTATATAGCGATTTGTTCTATTTTATAATCTTCGTCAAATAGGGTGTGTGTAGTTATTCGTGGATAAATAGCATTAAATTCACAATCTTTAATTAATGCAAACTCATTAACCCACATATCTTTGTAAGATACCATTCTTCCATGTTCTTTAAATTTTAAATCGTCTCTGTTTATGTGTTTGCTTTTCCACCATTGAAACACGCAAGAGCCATCTTTATTAAATTCTAATACTTGACCATAATAAAACATATTATTTGCTTTTCTTTGAACAAAACAATCAACATTAATTAATCTGTCTCTATAATTTTTATCATTAACCCAATTTTTATGATCGAAGTCTATCAAAGAAAATGCAGGAATATGATTACCTTCATGTGCGTTCCAAAAAAATGCTTTTTGTGTTGGTTTTAAATACGCATTATTCAAAAAATAAATAACTTCTATTGGTTCGTCATAATTTCTAGGTACGAAGTGACATTTTTCATAATCAAACTTTTCAATAATTTCTGCTTTGACAATATTATCACTAATAATCTGATTTATTTTAACTTCTAAAATTCTTGCTAGTTCTTGCAGTTGTGAAAACTTTACATCTGTTTCACCTTTTAAAATTGAATGAATTGTTTGATGAGACATTTTACCATAACCATTTGGTTCATCAGCAGTAAGTAAATGTAATGCTCTACCAGAAGGAGAATGACCTTTTTCTTTAACTAAAGCATTTAAGTTAATTAAATATTTTTTTTTGTCTAACAATTTCATTTGCATAGTTTTACCTCGTAAGTTTTTTTAGTCAAATTTATTGTGTTGTTAAAAATATTGATATAATTTTACATTGTCAATAAGTTTTGACAAATGTATAAAAATATTTATTTTATATAAAATGGAAGTCTTTTGTAATATTTGTCAAAAAACTAAGCAAATTAGGAATAATTTGACAGTTAAGGAAACTAAGGTTTTAGAATTTATAATTAATTTTACTAAAATCGAGAGAAAATCGCCATCTATGAGAGAAATTGCCGATGGTTTAGGTCTAAAATCTTTATCTGGGGTTGATAGATACGTTTATCGCCTCAAAGACAAAGAATATATCGCTAAAACTCCTTACATTAAAAGATCAATAGTAGTTTTGAAGGATATTATTTGTGAGTAAAATCTTCAAAATGGGTGTCCATGTTGACAAATTTATAGCCGATACTGTGCATTTATCAGATGATGAGATAGGCAAATATTTTCGTTTTCTTTGTTATGCTTGGAAGTTACAGGCGAAATTACCTAGTGACGTAAAAAGAATTAATCAAATTGCAAAGAACCCAAACATTAAAAAAACACAGTATTTACTTGATACTTACTTTGATAAAACAGAGCAAGGGTACACCAATTCAGCTCAATGTCACGAATGGAATCATGTTCAAAACGTATCTGAAAAAAATTCTAAAAACGCAAATTTGAGATGGGATAACAAAAAAGTTATGCCAACGGATATGCCTAATAATGCCAGTATAGAGTATAGAGTAAAGAGTATAGAGTATAATAATATAATAGATAAGTGGAATAAGATTATTCCTACTTCCCATATTAAAGTTTTTAACGAACCAAGAAAAAGATTGTTTAAATCAAGGTTTAAATCTTTTTTCAATGAGAGCTACGAAGAATGGGAACAGTTTTTACAACGCATTTCCAAGATACCTTTTTTATGGGGAAACAACGATAGAGGTTGGAAAGCAGATTTTAATTGGGTGTTAAATGAAATTAATTATGCAAAAATCATAGAAGGTAACTACGAAAAAGATCAAAAGCAAGAAACAGTTCACAAAGAAAAAACATATAAAGATTATGTTTGGTTTGTAAAAAAGGGAATGAGAAGCACCAGAATTTCAGATGATATGGTTAGAAAAATGTTTGATGAAAAATTAATAACAAATGAAGAGTTTAAGGCTTGGTAAAAAAGAAAAAAAATAAAAAAGCGATTGAGCTTGGCAGCCAAGAGTTAATTTTAAATGATGATCGTACTCTTACACGCAAGGTTGATGGAGCTAAGTTTCGTTTTGCTTTTTATGGCGAAGATCGTCATTTAGAAAAAGTACATAAATCTGTGTTAGAAAATTATCATGCTAGAGGTATGCTTTGTAATTATGATCGAGGTATTAACGATAAACGTTTCTTTGCAGGCTCAAAGTTTGAACAAATTTGTTATCATGCAGGCTTAGAACAAAGAGTAACCGCCAGTTTAAATGACATGGTAGTTGGAACAAAAGAAGATTTTATTTTAGATAACATAGACGCACACTCGTATTTTCATCAAGTTTGTAAAGAGCTAGGCAAGTTTTGGAATATTTCTTGGTGGGTAATGGTCTTAAATAGACCTGCAAACAAATATAAACGAAAAGGGATGGAAGACTTACAAGAGGCTTTAGATCGGATGGTAACTATCTTTGACTTTTGAATATGACCCTTTGGTTAATTAATCAGCTAATCTGATTTTTTCTTTTTCTTAATCTCCTTATAAGGAGACAAGTTATATAAATGACCATGCTTTTGAAAAAATTCATATAAATTTTTTCTTGCTTGGTTACTACTTTCTTTGTTTATTTGTTTTTGATTTTTCTTTTTATAAGAATTCATCAAAATCATTCCAATCAATTTGATTTGTTTTAATAGTTGGATAATCATTTATAATAAATTTTTTGACTAAACTTTTACAATGCTGGCCACTATCCTTATATCGAAAAAAAACTTCATCAAAGTTTATGTTACTGTGAAATCTTTCTATGTAAATCCATTCTTGATTTTTTTCATCAAACATGAATTTGTCAAAACCTACCGCAAAAGAAACCACAGGTTCATATTTAATTTTAGTTTTAATCATTATACACTCCATTGTGTAAGGGTCATATTCACTTGTCAAAGAACAGTCTTTTTTTAAAGACAGCCTATTATAACATATTGGTTTTTGAGATTTGGCTGTTTTCAGGGATTTTAGGAAATTGCTTTAGGTATTCCGCCAAAAATTAGGTGTTTTACCCTTAAAAGAAATCGCTTTTCCGCCAAAAACTAGACCTAAAATGGCTTATTTTTAGCATTTTGTTAAAAATAATGGCTGTTTTCTGGGCTAAACTTATCCACATTTTTTTTTATGGCATCTTTAGGTCATTTTTTTGACCGCAAGAACCAATGGACATAATTTATTATGTTCTTGTTTTGTTCACTTACGGAGTGCGAGGTAAATAGTCTAAAACAATTAAGATTCAAATTACTACGCAAGCAACAGCCCTCTTAATGAGGGTTTTTTTATTTATGCAAACAGAAACAAAATTGTTTGTGGCTGTAATTATTCAATCACTAATGGATAGTCTTAACAAGTTTATTGATATTGAAAGTAGGAATAGTTATCACCACATCACAGCAAAAGAATGGTTAGGGACTGATGATTTTCGATACATTTGTGAGCTTGCTAGTTTACACCCTAAAACAGTTATAAAAATTTATAAAAAATTTAATCATTACAAAGATTACCTAACACCAGAAACAACAAAGATTTTATTACATGAAGCATTTAGCAGACATAAACAATTATCAATGTAGTTTATACATGGTAAAAAATCAGCAAACAAATAAAACAGAAATCGTTGTTAAGTTTGCAAATTTTGATTCCGATGAAGAGGCATTAGAATTTGCCGAACTATTTCAATTACAATCAAGTATAAATGACATCGAACAATCAACAATTCATTAAAGAGTTAAAAGAGATATTAGAGGTATTAAGTGGCGAGTTCAGAATTGGAAACGATAAAGATAGATACACCATCAACAGAGATAAAAACAAAAAAAGGGGCAAGAGGAAAGTATAAAGGTTCGCTTGTTAAAAAGATTCTTGAAGAGGTATCTTTAGGCGAGGCAATTACTAAAATTTGCAAAAACAATAACATTTCATGGAACACTTGGAACGCATGGTGCAAAAAAGACCCTTCACTTGATGAAGAGTTTCAAAAAGCAAAAGAGCGATCAATTTATTATACAATAGATTCTGTTGAAACTTTAACAAGAGACGCAATAGATAAAGCTAGAAAAGGCGAATATAATATGACAACTATTCGTGCTTTAGATATCCATGTTCGCCACAAACAATTTATGGCTCAAAAAATGGCAGGAAAAATTTTTGGTAGTGATAAAGAGAAATTGACCTTAACAAGTAGTCAAGGTCAAAAACTAGAAATTGAGTGGTTAAAGTAATTAATAATATTCGTAAGTAGGTTTTTTTATTTCTACATTTAAATCTGTTTCTTGACCCCAACCAGTTAAATGTTTTTCGATATTAAATTTTAATGTTTCATAAAATTCGCCTATGTCGTAACAATGACCTTCAAATACAATTTTTTTTGTCACTTTAGGCTGTTTATACTTTAATCTTTTTTTCTTTTTTTCATCGTAGTAATCTTTTTCAGTTCTGACTTTAGTGATTTTTATATCGCCAATGTTTAACATTTTACACTCCATGTGTTATAGTTAATTCGTCAATAGATTTTACACTCCATTGACAATCCCTTACTCTACTCAACTAGGGTAAGGGAAACCTTTTTTAATAATCCACTCGCCTTCATCAGTATATTTGACGTTGGGAGTTCCACTTAATGTTTCAATTTCACAATATGAACAAACATAAGGTGCTAAATCAGTTTCATTATCACAAGTAGGGCAATTTTCAGTAGGTTTTAAAAAACTAATATCAAGATATTCCCATTGACCTTTAATTTTTTTACCTTCATCGTAAAAATTACTCATTGTTTACCTTTTCTTTTAATTCTTTTTTATAATCAAATCCATATTCATCACATAACAAGCATAAATCGTTAAACATATTTTTTAATGTATTATCATCAATGTTTTTAGATATACTTTTATAAGTAGTATAGGCTAAAGCTGTACTATATATTGCGTCAGTTTTTGTTTTCATTGTTTACCTTTCTGAGTATTCATTAAGTATTTCGTCTATTGTTTCGTGATTTTCATGTATTTTGTTTTTTATACTTCTAACTTCATAACTGTATTCACGATTTTCATAATCATACTTTTTATAAACATCAAAATGTTTTTTGCTTTTGCTAAACTTTTTAATAAATTCATTTTTTGTATATGTTTTATAAGCCATTATACATTAACCCATTGAACAGTTAAAAAGATCATTGCATTAATAAACAATACAATAATAAATAATTCTTTACTCATAATTTTACACTCCATATTATTTAATAAAGTAATAATGAAGTAATGCGGTAAAGTCAATATAAAAAATGCTTGTAATTACAATTTATTTCTTTATAAGCACATTATGGCTAAACCAAAAACATTTGAAGTATCAAAACAAGTTAAATTTAATGAAGACTTAAACAACTTTATTGAAGAGTATAGAAGACAACAGCCGAATATACCTAATTATTCGCAAGCTGTGAGAGATTTGCTAGAGGTAGCTAGAAAAGTAGTGAAAAAGAAAAAGCCCTCTAAATAAAGAGGGCTAATAATATTATAATTTATTAAGCCATTGTGAAATATGGCAACCTTCTTTTAGTTCCCACTTTTCAACATTATCATCATGGTTTTTTATAACTTGATCGTATTCTAAATTTGGATATGTTTGTTGAATTAAATCTTGTTGTGTACTGTCTAAGTCTTCATAATAAGTTATATCTATGTCTTTAGTATTACACCATCTAGTTTCATAGTTTCCATTCATTAACATTACTTTGACAGGCACAATTCCTTTATTAACTAATTTGTCTAATTCATTAATATTATCATTTTCTATTAAATTATTAACAGTTTCATTAATATCATTCATAATTTTACACTCCTTTAATTGTTTATAAAGCATTACAACTTTATTATAAATAAGTAAAGAAATAAATTGACATTATTTTAATATATTATATTAGTAAGATATTAATTATTAATGGAGTGTATAAAATGTTAATTAATAGAGAAAAAATACCATTTAATGAAATAGACGACAGTATATTGCAACAAGCTGCAAAAGATTATATTATTGATCATCATGTAATTTACTGTCAATCTTATTTAGTTTCACAAATGTTTGAAAAAAATGTTTTTAATTTTGAAGATTATGAAAATTTTTATTTATCAGATGAACAGATAAAAAATTATCATGGTGTGGAAACTGATGAAGAAATTCAAGAAGTAAGAGACAATGGCGAGGATATACAAGAAGTATATGAACATTGGATTTGTAGTGAGTGGTTAATTGATAAACTAAGAGAACAGGGCGAGCCAATACTATACAATAATTATGGTACATGGTGGGGGCGTACTTGCACAGGTCAAGCGATTGCACTAGATTATAATATTCAAAAATTGGCTTACAATCAAGCCATGAACAAAGAGTTTTATAGAGAACTACAAACAGCTTAAATTATTACATAAAAGGGGGCTATATTAATTTATAGCCTTTTTTTACTTGACTATAAGTCTTTATTACTTTATTACTTTACTTATGAATATACATGATAAGTTTAATTCAACAAATTTTAATAAAACTTTTCCTTTATTATATAAATTTGATAGTTTTAAAATTGTTGACGGAAACATTACTTTTTTTAAAAAAGAAAATTGTTGTGTTTGTAATTGTAGCTTAGAAGGTGTCAATCCGATAAGTTTTATTCATTTTAATAAACCTTATACATATTCTGTTGTTGATGATGTTTTAAGTTCTAAACATATAAAACAATTTAAGTTTTCTAAACCTCTCAAAGAATTAGAGCCAATAGAAAAAACTGGGGAATATGGTTGTTATGATTGCAAATCTAAAATAGACAATTAATCAATTATAAAGCCCTTTAAAAAGTAAGGGCTTTTTTTATTTTTATCTATTGACTTTATACCTTTATTGCTTTACAGCTTTATCTATTAACAAATGGAGTGTAAACCAATGACTAGAAAAGATTATATTAAATTAGCTAATATGTTTAAAAATGCGATTACAATCAACAACGAAGAAAAAGAAATGCTAGGAGAAAAAAACTTCTCAAATCATACTGACAATATACTGTGTGATATGATCAACGAAGTAATAGAAATTTGCGAGAATGATAATCCTAGATTTAACGAAGAGACATTTAGAAACGCTATAAGCAAATAACATATACAACTATATACTAAGCCCTTTATCATTAGAGGGCTTTTTTAATGCCAAATAGTAACGAAATCATATTAAATAGTAATTAATAGTAATAGATCGTATAAGTTAGTAATGGGGTTAAATGGCTTGTTATAAGGGCTTATTACATAATATTATAATACTAACATCATTCTCCTATAAAACAGGCTAACAAGGGCTAATAATGGCTAAAAACAAGCAATAAACAAACAAAATCTGTACAATAGATGTACAAACAAGCAATAAATGGCACAATATAAGGGTTAAATACTGCCTAACTAATGCAAATACAGGCAAAACACAGGCAGACCCACCCCCATTGACTGTTATAAATAAAAATAGGGAGTGATTTTAACCCAAAACAAACTCTCTAAAGGCTTTTTTTAAACCCCTAGAGAACAAAATAGCAACATCTGGTATCATTCGACACAAACAAGGTAAAAACTTGACTACGAGCTAAATATGAAGAAAAAAAAGGTAAAGAAGAAACAACCAAAAGACCCTTTTAAGGAGTTGGTTGATCTAATGCAGAAGAAAACCCGTTACCCAGAGACAATGGGAAGAGGGCAAGTAAAAGGCAATGACGTAGCGAAAATACGAGACATTCTTAATGAAGATAACGATTCCGTATAAACCAAGACCGCATCAAGTTGACGTACACAATAAGTTACAACGATTTAATGTGTTGGTCTGTCATAGACGATTTGGCAAAACTGTATTGTGTATTAACGAGGTACTAAAGAAGTGCTTAGAGAATAGACTTCCTAGACCGAGATACTACTATATTGCTCCAACATACCAAATGGCAAAACGTACTGCTTGGGATTATTTAAAAGAATATACAAGTGTTTTACCAGACGTACAGTACCATGAAACAGAGCTAAGAGCTGATCTACCAAATGGTGGAAGAATACAGCTTTTAGGATGTGAGAGACCAGACAGTCTTCGTGGGTTGTATATGGATGGTGTTATTTTAGATGAGGTTGCACAAATGCCAACGAGGTTATGGACAGAGATTGTTCGACCTGCTTTGTCTGATAGAGAAGGTTTCTTAATTGCTATTGGTACACCGCAAGGACACAATGCCTTTTGGACTTTATACGATCACGCAAATCATCAAGACGATTGGTACGCAGAAACATTTAGAGCTTCGGAGACAAACATTATTTCCGAGTTAGAATTGAATGAAGCAAAAGCATTAATGCCACCTGAAATATACGAGGCAGAATTTGAATGTAGTTTTGACTCCTCCGCAATAGGTTCAATATATGCAAGAGGATTAAATAAAGCGGATGATGATAAAAGAATTACAAAAGTACCTTACGATGAAAGTATGAAAGTTAATACATTCTGGGATTTAGGAATGGCAGATAAAACCGCTATATGGTTTGTCCAACAAAAGGGTAGTGCTTTTCATATTATAGATTACTTGGAAGAGAGCGGCGAGAGTTTAGAATACTACGCCTCTGCTTTGCAAGACAAAGGGTATGTGTATGACACGCATTATCTACCGCATGATGCTAATGTCCGAGAAATTGGAACAGGGGTATCAAGGTTAGAGACTGCACAAAGTTTAGGACTTAGAACAGCTATTGTTCCCAAGTTAAGTATAGAAGACGGAATTAATGCAGTACGCATGATTCTTGCTCGTTGTTGGTTTGACCATGAAAAATGTAAAGACGGATTAGACGCACTTCGTCAGTACAGATGGGCTACCACCGATAAAGGAGAAACAAAAAACAAACCCGTACATGATTGGACATCGCACAGTGCAGATGCCTTTCGGTACTTTGCAGTAGGAAAAAATCAATCAAGTGAGTGGAGTACAGATATTGAGTACCCACATTTAGGAATTATTTAATGGCAAAATTATCAAAAACAAAATTATTGACGTTAATCTCACAGGAGGTGCAAAACTCTTTAGGATTTTACTCAAGTGAATTAGCAGAACAACGCAAAGACGCAATCAAGTATTACTTAGGCGAGCCTATTGGTAATGAAACAGAAGGTCGATCTAGTGTTGTTAGTCAAGATTTATTAGAAGTTGTAGAGGCAATCCTCCCGAGCCTTATGCGAATGTTTACACAGCAAGACAAGGTAGTAAACTTTGAACCAACGCAACCAGAAGATGTGCCATACGCAGAACAAATTTCTGATTACTGCAATCATATTTTTACAAAAGACAATAATGGTTTTCACATATTGCATAGTATGTTTAAAACAGCATTACTGCAAAAAAATGGTTTTTGTAAAATTTATTGGAAGACATCTAAAGAACAAAAAAAAGAAAGTTATAAAAATTTAACAGAGGCAGAATACCAAGCATTACAAATAGATAATGAAGTAGAAATTATTGGTGTTGATAGCAGAGAAGAGGACATGATGGGTATGCCTCAAACATTGTATGATGTTGATGTTAAAAGAGTACAAGATTATTCCCGAGTACAAATAGACCCTGTACCACCAGAGGAAGTATTAGTTAGTAAAAGAGCTACATCATTACAAGATTGTGATTTTATTGCACAGCGAGTAATGAAAACGGTTTCTGAATTAATCGACATGGGTTACGACAGAAAACAAGTAGAAAGTTTACCAAGTTCCGAAGAACAAATTTATAATAGCGAAGCAATCGTTAGACGTAGCTACGATGATGAAACAACTGACATGGATGCAAGCATGGTTGACCCTGCTCTTCGTGTAGTGCAAATTACCGAGTGCTACATGAAAGTTGACATGGATGGCGATGGTATTGCCGAGCTTAGAAAAATTACTGTTGGTGGTAGTGGTTATAACAATTACGTTGTATTAGAGAACGAAGAAATACCGCTTATTCCTTTTGCGATGGTATGTGCTATTCCAATGCCTTTCCGTTTCTTTGGTTTATCGTTTTATGATTTACTTGCTGACTTACAGTTAGTTAAAACAACTATCCTTAGAAATACATTAGACAATATGTATTTCCAAAACAACGCAAGAACGATTGTCGTTGATGGTCAAGCAAACCTTGATGATCTACTAACCAGTAGAGCAGGTGGTATTGTGAGAGTTAAATCTCCAAATGCAGTAACACCATTACAAACACCTAACTTTCTAAATGATGGTTTAGCTATGTTAGGCAAAATAGAAGAATTAAAAGAACAACGATCTGGTGTACCAAAACAACATTTAGGATTAAACCCAGACACCATTAATAAATCACATACAACAGCAACATCAACTAATCAGATGATGCAAGCTTCTACGCAACGTATTGAATTAATAGCGAGAAACTTTGCCGAAGGAGTAAAAGATATATTTAAAAATATTTTAGCGATTGTTTGCGAGTATCAAGATCAAGAACGTATCATTCGTCTTCGTGGTAACTTTGTACCAATGAATCCGAGAGAATGGACAACAAGATACGATGCAACAGTACAAGTAGGATTAGGAACAGGTAATCAAGATCAACGCCTTCAAGTATTACAACAGGTACTTAACGTACAAGAAAAATTAATACAGGCAGGCGGAATGGGTACATTAGTGACTCCACAAAATGTCTACAATACATTACAGAAATTTTTAGAAAATGCAGGATATAAGGATGCGAGTCAGTTTTTCGTAAACCCTGCTACTGTACCCCCACAACCACCTCAACAAAAACAACCCGATCCTGCAATTCAATTAGCGGCACAACAAGTAGAAATGCAAAAACAAAAAGCAATGGCAGACATAGACATTAAAAATAAAAAATTACAATTAGATGAACAGAAACTAGCGGCTCAACTTATTAAAGATCAAAATATTGAGAACATTGAAAAAGAAAAACTAGCTTCTAAAATTATTGAACAAGGATTAAATTAATGATTAATTTCACCCCTTTTCCTCAAAGCACTATTGCTCAAGAAATAATAGATAAAAATTTAACAAACCCTACACCTAAACAAAATACAGGTATATTTCGTAACCCTCAATTTGATTTACGAACAGAACAAGGTTTGCCTGCTGATGCGTTATATCCAAATCCACAATTAGATTTTTCCGCAGAAGATACACCAACTGACCCTTGCCCAGAAGGGTATATGTTAGTTGATGGTGTATGCCAACCCATAGAACAATTTGGTCAATCATCATACCAACAAGATAATGGAAAATCTTTTGAAGAAGAACGAGCAGAAGAAAGACCTTATATGTCTATTGAAGATATGAAAAATGCAAGTGATGAGGATTTTTTAGATTACATGACAAGTGGTTTTTTAAAAAATAGTCCTCTTGGTTATCTTCCAAGTAAAGGCACAGAAGTTACAATGAGTAATATGTTTATGCCTTCACAGTTTCAATTACTCTTTGGTAAACAAAATGAAATGCGTAAAAATTTTATTAAAGATGAATTAACAAGAAGAGGTTATTTTACAGGTAATTTTGATAAAAATAAAAATCCTCTTTTTGATATTGGCAGTAAAAATGTCAATACAAACACAGGTGGTATAGAAAGTTTACTTCCACAAAATGTTCAAGGACAACCTGTGACTGATGTATTCGGAGACACTTATCAGCAAGTAGCAAATGATGGACAAGGTAATACAGGTTATACCTTTACCTCTGGCACACCATTACCTACTGTTTCACAACAAACACAAACAGGTGTTGATTATGGAACAGGAAGAGGTGGTACTAAATTTGTTAAATTTAATGACCCTGCTGATAATTACTATGATGATACATCAGGAGTGTAATGGAAAAAGAAAAAGAAATACAAAAAGGAAATAGAGCCAAACAAATATTAGAAGATGAAATATTTGCAGAGGCAGTAAAAAGAGTTTCAGACGAGTTAGACCTAGAATGGATTAATTCGCCTGTAAGAGACACGGAAGGGCGAGAAAAAATTTACATGATGAAAAAAATGTTAAATGTCCTTTTGGTGCAACTACGATCTGTTATGGAAACAGGTAAACTAGCATCCAAACAGATCAATCAATAATCTAAATAAGGAGTTACAATGGCAGACACGCCTCAAGAGGAATCTGCTGTTTCAAAACCAACCTATACAACAGATGAAACAGCAAAGGCTTTCGCTACCCTTTTAAATAACGAGACTGCAAGGAACGAAGAGCCTACAACGGAAGTATCAGAAAGTAAGGAAAGTGATCTTGAACAAGACACCACCGAACTTACATCAGACGATATAGACGTCAACGACATAGTAGATAACGAAGAAACTATTTCAAACAGCGAAGAGACACTTTACGAAATTACTGTCAACGGACAGAAACAACAAGTTACCCTCGATGAGCTTATGAAAGGTTACTCTAGGGAATCAGACTATACCAAGAAAACAATGGAGCTAGGAGACAAGCGAAGAGAAATAGAAACTTTGCAAGGTGACTTAGCGAAAGAGTTAGAAGCAGTCAAAAATTCTAAAAGTCAATATGCACAACAACTAGATGATCTAACACAACAGTTAGGCACTAAGGAACAAAATATAGACTGGGAAACTTTATATCAAGATGACCCTGCGGAGTATGTTCGCAAAAAAGCAGAGTCAGATAGACGTAAAGAAATGTTGCAACAAGCACAAGTTGAAAAGCAACGTCTTCAAGAAGAACAACGAACAGAGCAAGAGAAAGTATATAGCGATTACATTGCAAAAGAACGTCAAATCTTAGAAGAAAAATTACCAATCTATAAGAATAAAGAAAAGAGAGAAGCATTTGTTAAAAACTTAACAAACTTTGCTAAAGAGAATGGTTATACTGACCAAGAAATTGCAATGATGGTAGATCATCGTGCAGTTATGTTGTTAGCTAACGCTTACAAATACGATCAGTTAAAGAAAACTAAACTCTCTGGTAAAAAAGTAAATACTCCTCCTAGAATTGTTCGACCTAATGCGTCTAATGTGACGGAAGCATCTAACGATAAACAACGTATTGATCGCAGAATGACTAAACTGAAAAAATCTGGATCACTTCGAGATGCACAATCGGTGTTGAAAGAAATGATGCAAAACGAATAGGAGTTAAAAATGGCTGTACCTACAAATACAGTAGAAACTTTTGATCGTGTTGGTATAAGAGAAGACTTGGCTGATGTTATTTACAATATAGCACCAACTGAAACACCTTTCATATCAAATGCGGCATCAGGTTCAGCGGCTCAAACTTTACATGAGTGGCAAACAGACGGACTAGCAAATGCAGGAGCAAATGCTCAAAAAGAAGGCGATGACTACGCACTAGGTAGCAGAGCTGCAACAACAAGACTAAACAACTACACACAAATCTCTGCTAAAACAGTAGGTGTGTCTGGCTCTGACCAAGCAGTAACAAATGCAGGTCGAGGAGACGAACTTGCTTACCAATTAGCAAAACTTGGTAAAGAGTTGAAGAGAGATATGGAGTTTGCAAACATTGGTGTAGAAAATGCAAAAGCATCTGGTTCATCTGGCACAGCTAGAGAATCAGCATCAGTAGGCACATGGTACGGAGGTAACATCGCAGGTACTTCTTCAAGTGCAGGAAACTTCTCAACTAATGGTTCTCCAAGTGCAAGCCCTGCAGGTACGGGAGCTACTGCAATCGCAGGTGGTACTAACAGAACTTTTACAGAAGCATTGTTAAAAGCAGGTCTAAAAAAATGTTACGAGCTAGGTGGAAACCCAGACGTAGTATTAATGTCTGCTTCACATAAACAATTAGCATCTGCATTTTCTGGTGTAGCAACACTATACAAAAACGCTGATGACAAAACTGTTATCGGTGCAGTAGATGTGTATGTGTCTGACTTTGGCGAAGTAAGTTTCGTACCAGACAGACATCAACAAGCTAACAGAGTTGATATTTTGGAAATGGATAAATGGGAAGTATCTTACCTAAGACCATTCCAAACTAAAGACCTAGCATCAAGCGGAGACAACGATAAGAAACTACTCTTAACAGAGTGGACTCTTACTGCAAGATCGCCAAATGCTAACTACGGAATATTTAACTTAACTGCATAATTGTAGTCATAGGATAAGGAGGGGGTTTACCCCTCCTATTTAATTTTAACATGAGGATATAACAATGCGTGGAATGAAAAAAAGAGCAAAGAAAAGTAAAAAATCTCCAGTCTTCAATGAAGATAAAAAGAAAAAAGTTAAAAAGAAAAAGAAAAAGTAATGAGTAAAAAAATCTGGCTTGATGAAAATACAAGTAAGAGTGTCATTAAAACTAAAATGCACATTGACGAAAGTGAAAACAAATATCATTTTGAAGATGTGCAAGACATTCAACCCATACTAGAACGTAACAAGTTTGAAGCAAAAAATGATTTGTATAAGGTTCGTGGTATGCAAGATGCAAAAATGTATAAAGTTGCATCTATCCCTTTGATTGTAATTCAACAGCTAGCACAAAAAGGAATTATGTCTAATGCAGGTCGCATTATAGACAAAGATCGTTTTAAAAAATGGTTAAACGACCCAGAAAATAGACACTTTAGAGTATATCAAGGAAATGTATAATGGCACTAGACACTTTTGCAAATTTAAAAACAACAATAGCAAATTATCTCAATCGTGATGATTTAACTGCGTACATTCCTGATTTTATTTCTTTAACAGAAAAAAGATTGAATAGAGAGTTGCGTGTTAGAGAAATGATTAATACTGATACCAGTACAACAACTGTTTCTGGTACACAGAATTATAATTTACCAACTGGTTTTATTGAAGCAATAAGTGTTATTTTTCAAAGTGACCCATTTACAACTTTATCTTATATTAGTAATCACGACTTTTATCGTAGTTATAATTCTAGTGTTACATCTGGTACACCAACGTTCTTTACGATTGTTGGCGATAAAATAAAATTAGGTGTAGCTCCCGATCAAGCAGTTACATTACAAATTGATTTTTATAAAAATGTTACCGCTTTGACAGATAGTAATACAACAAACGATATACTGACTAACTACCCAGAATTATATTTATATGGTTCTTTAGCAGAGTCATCGCCATTTCTAATGCAAGATGAAAGATTACAAACTTGGGCTAGTTTATATAAAGAAGCAGTAATTAAAGCAAACGAGTCATCATCTAAAGGGTCTTCATCAACACCATTATTAATGTCTGCAAGATCGGTGGTCTAAATGATTAAGTTTGGCGATTTGCAAGCTGATCTACCTACGTTTCAAAACACAGGTGCGATTAAAGTTGATAATGTTATTCCTTTAAAAGATGGATACAAAAGTCTATCGGGCTTTCAAGCATTAAGTACAACAGGTTTATCTAATCCTGCTGTTGGTTTGTTTACATCTTTTTCTAGTAGTGGTTCAACAAACTATGCAGGCGATAGAACAAAACTATATCAAATGGATAGTAGTCTTGTCTTTCAAGATAAATCAAAGTCTGGTGGATATAGCAATTCAACAACGGAAAACGAAAGAGACTTTTGGGCATTTACGCAGTTTGGTAGTAACATTATTGCAACTAACCACGCAGACAATATACAAAAGTTTGAAGAAGGTGTTGATAGTGCATTTAGTGATCTAGTATCATTAAAAGCTAAATACATTGCTGTTATAAGAGATTTTGTAGTAGCAGGATATACAACAGAGTCATCAACAGAATATAACCAACGAGTTAAGTGGTCTGGTATTAATAATAGTTCACAATGGACACCAAGCCAAGCTACACAATCTGGTTTTCAAGACATTGTAGGTTCACATGGTAATTTACAAGCAGTTGTAGGTGGCGAGAGTTTTGGTATTATATTTTTTGAAAGAGCAATATACCGAATGGATTACGTTGGTACTCCGTTAGTATTTCAGTTTAACAAAATAGCAGATAATGTAGGAGCATTTTCTCCGAAGAGTGTTGCTACTTTTGGTAACATGATATTCTTTCTATCCCAAGATGGATTTTATAAATTAACAGGTGGACAACAGTTAGCACCAATAGGAAATGGTCGTATAGATAATTTCTTTTTTGATGATCTATCATCTAACTTAGATGGTATTTGTTCAGCAGTTGACCCCAACAATAGTGTTGTTGTTTGGTCATACAGAGGTAGTGGTTCAACAGGTACTTCGGACATTAATAACAAACTGTTAATTTATAATTATGCTGTTGATAAATGGAGTACGGGGTCTGGTATGGATTTACAATTTATATCAAGTGCCTCTCAAGAAGCATTTACAACATTAGAAAGTTTAGACGTATTAGGCGATTTAGATAATCTTCCTAAATCTTTAGACTCATACTTTTATAAAGAAGGTATCGTTGGTCTTGCAGGTTTTGATAGTAATAATAAGTTTGGAAAATTTATTGCTACATCATTAAATGCAACTGTTGATACTACCGAGTTTGAAGGAGCAGAGGGAAGACGATCTACATTAATTAATTGCCGCCCTATTGTTGATGGTACAACTAATACATCAGTTACAGTAACACCTATATCAAGGTCTTCACAGTTAGACACGATAAGTACAGGTAGTGCAGTATCAACAAGAGATAGTGGCGATTGTCCATTACGTTCTACATCACGCTATCATCGTTTACGAGTGTCCGTTAGTGGAAACTTTAATACAATGAGTGGCGTTGATATTGAGGCAAGACCCGAAGGCAAAAGATAATGGCTGACAACCAATTTCCCGTTGTTCCTTTATCCATGCCCGATCATGGTCAACATTTACGTCTTGTATCAACAAGTTTAAATAATACGATTGAGGGTAAACTAAACTCAACAGGTACAGTTACATTAAGTGCTAGTGCAACATCAACAACATTATCTGATGTTCGTATTGGTGGTAACTCTGTTATTTTATTTACGCCAACAACATCAAACGGAGCAACAGCTCATGCTAACCTTTATGTGTCAGCAAAAGCAAGTGGTACAGCAACATTAACACACGCTAGTTCATCGAACGCAGATCAGACTTTTGATTATGTTGTTATTGGATGATTACACAAGTACCTCGAGAAGATATTAATTATGTATGGCAACAAGTAGAGCCATTAGTAATAAGAGCTTTAGATGATTCGTACACAGCACGGGATGTGTTGGATGGTATTATTAGAAACAAGTTTCAATTATTTATTAGTTGGGAAAATGACAAAGTGGAAAGTGCAGTTGTTACAGAGGTAGCAGACTATCCACGCAAACGTATCTTACGATATGTCCTCGCAGGAGGAGACAATTTGGATAATTGGCTTGAGCCAATCCAAAACAAAATAGAAGAATTTGCAATTAACAATTATTGCCAAGCTATTGAAGTAGCAGGTCGTAAAGGTTGGTTGCGTAAACTTAAAGGGTTTGAACAAAAAATATACATAATGAGTAAAGAACTATGAGTAAAGGTAGCAATCCAAGTAACGTAACAACAACAACAAGTGCAGAGCCAAGTGAATTTGTACGCCCATATTTATCACAGGCTTTCGATCAAGCACAAAATATGTTTGAGTCTAGTGTACCTAATTATTATCCTAATCAAACGTATGCTGATTTCTCTCCCGAGACAGAAACAGCATTACAATTAGCAACAGCTAGAGCTACGGGAGGTAATCCTCTTCTTGGTTCATCACAAAAAGAAATAAATAATATTTTACAAGGTAACTATCTATCGCCAACATCTAACCCATACTTACAGGGCTTATATAATCAAATGGCAGGCGATGTTACAGCAGGAGTTCAATCACAGTTTTCTAAAGCAGGAAGACTTGGTAGTGCGGCTAATCAAAGTGTTTTAGCAAATGAGTTAGGAGAGCTTGCAAACAAAGTGTACGCACCTAACTATCAAATGGAAAGACAAAACATGATGGCGGCTACACAGTTAGCTCCACAGCTTGCACAGGCTGACTATCAAGACATACAAGCATTGGCAGGTGTTGGACAACAACGAGAGTCACAACAAATGTCACAAATACAAGATGCGGTTCAACGTTTTGATTTTGAACAGCAAAAACCATATTACAAACTTCGTGAGTATCTTGCATCTATTGGTTCTCCTTACGCACAAACAGTTTCACAAACACAACCTGTCTTTAGAAATCAAGCGGCAGGATTATTGGGAGGTGCAATGCAAGGTTATCAACTTGGTCAAAACTTTGGAATGGGTGGTCTTGGTGCTATTGGTGGCGGACTGCTTGGAGGGTTCTTTTAATGGTACAATCAATTAAAGGTAATCCGTTTTTATCACAAAATAGACCTAATACTTATATTAATCCAAATCAAAGAGTTCCAAATTTGTTATCAAATAGACAACCGCAAATTAATCAATTTAATGATAAACCTAGAACTAATACACCCCCTAATTATAGAAACAATTTATTAGAGTATATTCTATCGCCTAAAGGTCAAGGAATGGCTCAAGGTTTATTAGAGGCTAGTGGGTATTCAACTAAACCTGTTTCTTTTGGCGAAGCATTATCAAGAGGTATGGGTCGTTCAACAGAGGCACAACGATACGCAGATCAAAAAGCATTTAGAGATAAACAATACGAAGATACAAAAGCCTTTAGAGATCAACAAACTGCTTTTCAAAACCTTATGGCAGAAAAAACATTTGGTTTAGCGACAGATAAATTTGGTTTAGAAAAAGATAAATTTTTATCCGAAGAAGAAAGAGATTTATTAAGAATTGGATTTACTGAACAACAAATAAATAATGCTAAACAAAACAATATAGATTTATTAGCTTTTAAAAATAAAAAATTAACATCTGATGAAAAATTAGCTCTGCAAGGATTAGGATTACAAGAAGAATCTATAGATAATTTAGAAAATTATCGAACTAAATCATTAGAGTTTCAAGATAAACAACTTACGTCACAAGAAAATATTTCACTTCAAAAACTTGGTATTAATGAAAAACAATTAAAACTTAATGAGACTAGCATTGATAATGCTTGGAAGTTAGGAATGGAAAATATTGGTTTAAAAACACAAGAAATTAATAATATTGCTGAATTTAGAAAAAATACACTTGATTTAGATAAAGACAAATTAGATTTTTCTAAAATGAAATTTGATAAAGATACTGAATTAACATTAAAAAAATTAGGTCTTACTGAAACGCAAATTAATAATGCTCAAGAATACAATTCTGAAAGAATAAGACTGCAAGAAAAAGGTTTAGATATTCAAAAAATTGTAGCAGATGCAAATATGATTAGAGCTAATGCTATTGATAATAGAACAACTAATCAAAAAGAACTAGATGAATACGCTACATTATTTGGTTTAGATAAAAATAGTGATGAGTTTAAAGAAGTCTTTGCAAAAGTTATGACTAAACCAAATACAGTCTTCAACATGGGAGACAAAGTTGGATTAGAAAAATCAAAAAGTGCATTAACTTTAGTAGAAAAGGATTACGATAAATTTTCTAACGCATCATCTAATAAAACAGCAATATCTCAAATGAGATCAGCAAGTGAGTCATTCAAAACAGGTGCATTTGCAGATACAAGAATTTTTGCAGGACAAGTAGCAGATTTAGTTGGTTTAGATGAAGGTAGTAAAAACGAATTTATTAACCCTAGTTCGGGAGAAAATTTTAAATCAGCACAAAATAAACTTGTTAGACAGTTAGCAGATGGACTTGTAAATTTAAACAAAGCTGAATTAAAAATGTTGCAAGACAATTATCCTAAAGTTTCTAATACAAGAGAAGGTAATAATTTAATGTTCGATATTTTTGAAAAAGAATATGAGGCACAAGAAAAAATATTAGCGTCAATAGAAAATTATTATTCTAGCGATCAAACACTTAAAGAATATGGCGATATAAAAAGACAAATTTTAAGTGATTATAGTAAAGAAGTTAAAGGTATGCTTGATGAGTACACAGGTGGTTTAGATAACTTCAATAAACTTATGATGGATAATGTTGGTTCTAGTGGAAAAGGAATATCTGTAAGCGGTCAAGTCGTAGATGTTTCAATAGAAAAAAATGATGAATTTATAGGCTTAAACGAAAATGGGATGCCAACATTTAAAAAGAAAAATGGCACTCAATACACAATAGCAGATTCAGAATAATGGTACAAATAATAGCTCCAACAAATCCTGTTGAACAAAAACAAGATAAGTATAGTCCTAATTTTGCGTCATTAGTTATGGGTACACCAAGCCTAATGACAAATGAAAGCGAAAAAATACGCACAAATAAAATGCGTAATGATGAAGCTAATCAATTTTTACAAGGAGATTTTACAGTAGGGGAAGATTTAACTGACGCATGGTTTAAGTTTGATTTAGCAAAAAGTAAAACACTTACAGCAAAACAACAAAAGTTTGTTAATAAATATCCTAATGGAGTTTTAACACAAATTACTTTACCTTCTACTAATGAAGTTAAATTAGTTTACAAAAAAGAACCAACCGATAAATTTCGTTTCTTAGATATAGGTGTTAACTACCCAGAAATTATGGGTGCTGTTGCATCGGGAGAAATGATTGGTGGTATTCTTGGTTCACGATTTGGAATTGGTGGAACAGGTGTAGGTACTGCTGTCGGTTCTTTAGCAGAAACAGGTGTAGAAAAAGTAAGAGGATATGACGTTCCTACTTTAAAAGAAGAAGGAATAGAAGCGGTTAAAGAAGGTGGTATTGCGACTGTATTTGATGCAGGTACGAGAGGTGCAATTAAAACTTTTAAAGCACTAGCTAGTGGAGGAATATCTAAATCCATAAATACATCAGATTTTGCAGATAGCATTTCTAAGTTTGCTCAAGATGAATTTTTGAAACCATTAGCAATAGGTCAGCTTGCAAAAAGACCTGTAATCTTTTCTACTTTTACACAAGTAGGACAAACAGGCGAAGTTGTAGGCAACCTTACAAAACAACAAGTATTATCTTTAAAAAATTCTATTGGTAAAATAACTGATGATTTTAACCCTAAAAATTTTTCCGAAGTAGAATTAGATGCAATATTAAAATTACAACAAGATGATTTATTAAAACAAGTTACATCTAAATTTAAAACTGGAACATTATCAGAGTCTTTTGAAAATAGTAATTCTGCTTTATCTAAAGGAATAGAAAACTGGAAAGAACTATCAAGAGTAAAAAGAAATAAACTTTACGATACTGCTATTAATAGTAGTGATGACTTCTCTTTTGATTTGTCTGATATGCAAAATGTAGCAAAGCAAATGCAAAGAGCTATTATAATGAAACAAAAACCATCGTTTCAAAATAAAGTTGTTGGTACAGGTTTAACAGATGAAGGTGTAGAAACAGCAATTACTAAGTCACAAAAGCTACCAGATAAATACAAAGACGTACAAAACATACCGCAAGAAATTCAAAAAGAAATAGATTTAATTTTAGGTTTAGACCCATCAGTAGCAAAGATACAATACAAAGGGCAAACATTTCAACCTTTCGAACAAATGAAAGCATTGCGTACTCGTTTGTTTAATTTGCAACAATCAGATAATAAAAATATATCACGATTAGCAAGTGATCTTTATAAATCACTAAAAGGTGTAATGGATAATCCATTAACAGGAAGTGAAGATGCTTTACAATTATACAAAGAAGCATCAGCTTTTAACTTGTATAGAGAAACAACATTAAAAGTACCTATAATATCTAAAATATTAAAGAGTTCTAACCCAGAAGATGTTGTTAAAAACAATTTTAGTAATACGCAACCATCAGAAGTAAAACTTATTAAAAGTTTAGTTTCCCCAGAAAAGTTTACTACATTAAAAAATGCGTATGTGTATCAAATGTTAAACGATACAACATCATTAAATAAATTTGTTAAAAACATACAATTAAACAAAGATACAACAAAATTAATTTTTAATGATGATCAAATAAAATCATTACAACAATATCATAAATCAATTTCTAAACTAGATAGTTCAAAACTATCTCAAGCAGTTAGTAAAGATGTAAGTAATTTCGAAAGAATGGTTTTAATATCTAATGAAGGTTATGATTCTTTAAAAACGTTAATACAAAATCAAGGTGGTAAAAATTCTAAATTTATTCAATCTTTAAAAGCAGGAATGTATAAAAAGATTTTAGATGATGCAACTGTTCAAGACCCTAAAGGTGGTACAGAGTTTATTGATTTAGGAAAACTCTATGCAGGTATGGACAAAATTTACAAAAACAAAAATATTATGGAATTAGTTTTTAGCCCAGAAGATGTTGCTAAGTTAGAAAATTATGGATTATATGCAAGGTTAGTTGATAGATCATCCGATGTTGGTGGTCAAATACAAATTGGAGAATTGGCTAGTTCATTAGCAACCCCTTTAAAACCTGCTAAATTTACAGGTGCGTTAATTAAAATAGGACAAAATGATTTTATCGCTAAAATATTATCACAACCTTACAAAGCATCTAGCAAAGAAGCATATAAGAAAAGTAATTTTTTAAATGAAAACAGACTGAAAGAATTGTCTATTTTAATAAATAGAACCAATCAACAACTAAACGATAAGGATAGAAAAACAAAAGTTTTATTCAACCAACGAATAAATAGACTTACACCAATTAGGAGCAATTAATGACAATAAGTAACTTTAGTACAACAGCAAGCAATAATACCAGTATCAATGGTGTTTCTATTGCAGAGGGTATGTCTCCTAGTGACGTTAATAACGCACTTAGAGAATATTCCAAAGATTTAAGGACTGTTTGGAATGACAAAGAATGGTTTTTACTTGGTAGTGGAAATCAAACAGTAACGTACACCAGAGCTTCGGCTACAAGTGTTACGATCAATGCTGATGTGTCTTCTACTTATCATGTTGGTCGTAGAGTTAAAGTTGTTGGTACAGCGACAGGCGTAAAATATGGTAAGATTGCTACGTCTTCTTATTCTTCTCCGAATACAACAGTTACATTTACTTTTGATAGTGGGTCTATTAACTCTGGCGATACAACTGTATCAGTCTTTGTTGGTAGTGTATTTAATAACCCTAGTGTTCCTGTAATAGACACAGACGCTATGACAGAGGATAGTGCAATACTTCCTCCTTCACAGCAATCTGTTAAAGCATTTGTAGAGTCTGGTAGTATTACCATGACGAACAAAACATTAACTAGCCCAACACTAACATCCCCTGTTCTTAACACTTCATTATCTGGTACAGCATTTAAAGATGAAGATAATATGTCATCTAATAGTGCTACTGCTGTTGCTTCCCAACAAAGTATTAAGGCTTATGTTGATACTCAAATTACAGCACAAGATTTAGATATAACAACTGACTCTGGTAATATTGATATAGACCTTGATGGTGAAAGTTTAACTTTAACTGGTGGTACAGGTATTGATACTTCGGCTACTGGAAATACTGTTACGCATGCTATTGACTCAACAGTTGCAACTTTAACAGGAACACAAACTCTTACAAATAAAACTGTAACAGGCAGTAAACTAAAAGGCACAACACAAATTGAAATTGGAGATACTCTTGATTTTAACGATGGTAATATTGATTTTCAAGGTGGAACATTAAAACTTGATGGTAGTTCGCCAAAAGGAGGTTTTTATAATACAGCACTTGGGGAATTGTCTTTAAGAGCAATGGGGACTTCATCAACTGGCACTAATAATTACAATACAGCAGTTGGTTATGCTACTTTAAGAAACTTAACTGGTGGTGGTCAAAATACAGCAATAGGTAATGTTGCTTTAAATTCATTAACAGGTAACGCAGGAAACAATACAGCAGTTGGATATGAAGCAGGAAAATTTATATCTTCTGGTCAAAACAATACAATCTTAGGGAGTTTTGATGGAAATGAAAATAGTCTTGATATTAGAACATCAAGTGGAAATATTGTTATTGCAGATGGAAATGGAGAAATAAGATTTTACGCAAATAGTTCTGGTAATGTTGGTATAGGTACAGTTTCTCCTAGCACAAAATTACACGTCAACGGAGATATTACAGCAGACAATGGTAAGATTACAGTTTCTGATGGTTCAAGTTCTACAGCAATTAATCTTGGAGGTACATTAACTTTTGACTCAAATAGTTTTGGTGAGTCAAGTGGTACTGTAAGTGTAAAAACAGCAGGTATCGGAAACACACAAGTTGCAACAGGAGTTGATGCTACTAAAATTGCAGATGGTTCAGTAACTAATGCAGAGTTTCAATATATTGGTGGATTAACAAGTGATGCACAAACGCAATTAACTGGTAAACTAACTGCAAGTAATAATCTTAGTGATGTTTCCTCTGCTTCTACTTCAAGAACAAATCTTGGTCTTGGCACAATATCAACACAGGCTTCTAACAATGTTTCTATAACTGGTGGAGCTATAAGTGGTTTATCTTTGCCAACAGCAGACACCGAAGCAAGTTCAAAACTGTATGTAGATAATGCAATCGCAGGAATGAGAACAAGAATTATTACAAGAGTTGCTACAACAGGTAATGTTAATTTAACAAATGGTTTAGAAAATGGAGATTCTATTGATGGCATAACTCTACAAACTGGCGATAAAATTCTTGTAAAGTCAAATACTGATGCAACAGAAAATGGTATTTATATTTGTCCTAACTCTGGTACTGCTTCAAGAGATACAAATTATGACACAGTAGAAGAACTCGCAGGTCAAATGATTGTTGTTCAACAAGGCTCAACAAATGCAGACAAAATATTTTTATGTACTACTGATAATTCTGGCTCAATAGGAAGTGTAGATATTGTGTTCTCACAAGTTACACCTGCAAATCAAGGTACTGTCCAAAGCGTAGCTGTGGCAGACGCAGGATCAAGTGAATTTACAGTTACAGGAAGTCCAATTACATCATCTGGCACAATCAACTTGGCAGTTAATTCTATTAACGCAACTAAAATTGGTAGTGGGAATGTTGATAATACAGAACTAGGTTACTTAAACGGAGTGACCTCAAATATACAAACGCAACTAGACAATTCAGCATCATTGGGTGATGCTATTAGTTTTGCAGTTGCATTAGGTAGTTAAGGAGAAAATACATGGCTAATAATTTTTCTGATGCTAGTGTCACAATTTCAAATGCTTCTTTAACCGATATATTTACTGCATCTAATAAGTCTATGGTAATAGCAGGAACTGTTTCAAACACAGGAACAAGTGCAATAAATATTTCATTAAAGAAATATGACAACTCAGCAACAGCAACTTTTACAATAATCAAAGATGCACCTTTACCTGTTGGAAGTAGTTTAGAAGTTCCAAAGATCGTTCTAAATACCTCTGATAAGGTACAGGCACAATCAAGCAGTTCTAGTGGCAATATAGATGTCGCATTACAACTTTTAACAGACGTAGCATAATATGGGATATGTAGGTGTACCACCTCAAAGTGGATTTATAACAACAGCAAAACAGCGTATTACATCAAGTACCAATAACTATGTGGACTTAGATCATTCTATTTCTTCTCTAGCAGATGTCATCGTATGGGTAAACTTTGTCAAACAAGATAGCACAAATTTAACATTAACTACTTCTACTCGTATTACTCTTGGTGGAACATTAGTTTCTAGTGATATTGTAGAAATTGCTTATCTAGGAAAAGCAGTAGCTACACAAAATCCTTCAACTAATTCTGTGACAAATGATATGCTTTCAGGAAGTATAGCAAACTCTAAACTTGCTAACTCTAGTATTACATTAAATGGCTCGGCAGTTTCTTTAGGTGGTAGTGCTACTGTAGGTGGCGGATTAACACAATCATCTACTTTTTATGTAACCACTTCTTATCTTCCCTCTGCTAGTGATGAAGCTATAACAAATTGGGCAGAATCTGACGCACCTAACTATAATAGATTAGGCACTTCCCCTACACAGAGTTCAGGTGTTTTCTCGCTTCCAGAAACAGGTTGGTGGATGGTTAGCTGTAATTTAATGTGTTTTCAATCAGGAACCGCTACTGGTGACTCTTGGGGTTTAGCTATTCAAACTTCAACAAATAGTGGAGGAGCTTATGATAATGCTGGGAGCGCAAAAAATCGTTTTGATGCTAGTGGAGCGATTAATAACTACAGGCAAATTACAAGTACTTTTATATTAAAATGTGAAAATATAAGCACATTTAGATTTAGACCGTACCTTGGAGGCGTTAGTACAAGTAATTTTAAAATACATGGTGGTTCGCAAAATTCAACACAGGGTGGCTCATATATGAACATAATGAAACTGGCAGATGTATAAGGAATAAAATGACAGATATAAAAAAATATACAATGGACGATGTTTTAATTAATTTGCATAAAGGTGCTTGGTGGAGATATACTGACTGGAATAACAGAACTTATGCAAACTTAAGAGTAAGTGAGGGTTTTGACTATACGCTACCAACTGAAGAAGAACTCAACGCAAAAGTAGTTCAACTTCAAGCAGACTATGATTTAAAAGATTACGCAAGAAAAAGAGAAACTGAATATCCTTCTTTAAAAGATTGTATTCATGCTCTTTTAGATGGTGGAGATACACTTACAAAT